GAGCACTATGCACAGTGGTTGAAGCAGTACGCCTCTACCCACAACGTCATGCTAGGCACTCACCTTGCACCACATGATATCGAGGTTAGGGAGTTGACTAGTGGGCGCTCAAGGAAGGATGTAGCGCGAGAGATGGGCCTTGTGTTCAGAACAGTACAAAGACCTAGGACTAAGGCCGAAGGTATACAAGCAGTGCGTAGGATATTCCCCCGACTGTGGATTGATGATGAGAAGGCCGAGCATGGCTACAACTGCATAGCTTCATACCACAGGGAGTACGATGCTAGACACCAAACGTTCCGCGACACACCCGTTCATGATTGGTCATCACATGGGGCCGATGCACTACAGACCCTGGCGTTAGGATGGGTTGAGTCTATGGGCACAGGACACAGACCCCAACCAAGCCAAGCCAAGGTTGACTTTAGTGTCTTCTGAAATTTACGTTGGATTTTCTAGAGGAATTAACCACTGGTGGACAAGGTACTTGCATAAAGAGATAAATCATTGTTATTTAATGAGGTTAGATAGAGGCCGAGTTATTGTTTATGAGAAAGGCATAGCTGAGGTTATGATTTACACAATTGACAAAATCAGTGATAAACTTGGCAAGGATTTATTAATTAAATGGAAACAAGTAGAGGCCAGACAATCTCTGTTCATGCTCAATACTTGTGTGGGCCACGCAAAACAGATTCTAGGAATCAATAAACCCTTCATCTGGACACCCTATCAATTATCAAAATATTTGAGGAAAAATCATGGGATTCATGAAAAAGCCAAAGTCACCTAAGCCATCAGCCCAAGAAAAAGCAATGGACCTAAGACAGAAAAAGATGTTGGACGAGGAAATAGCAGAGCAGGAATCAAGATTCAAGGCATTGGCTAGAGGCAAACTAGGCTCGGCATCCTTGTTAGGTGGTGTGCCCAGGAGCAGAGAGGAATCTGCTAGTGGATCTAGAGGGGTTAGAGGAGCCGGTGCTTCTGCTGGTAGATCAATGCTAGGTGGTGCGGGCACACCTTCATCTGCGAGGGGCGCAATCCGAAATATCCCTAATGTTAATTTAAGTGGAATATATGGTGGTGGTGGAAAATAATGAAGATTCCTAAATCGCTAGGCTCGATCCAAGACTTAAAAGAAAGAGAGAGTAGGGCATTCACCTCTCAATCTCTTTGGCATGACCAGTTGACAGATGTTTACGAATATTTTCTACCACAACGGAACCTGTTTGATATACAGGACAAAGGCCAGAAGAAGATGGATCGCATATTTGATTCTACTTCACTGACTGCCATCCAGCAGGGAGCCAGTAAGCTACAGGAAAACATTGCACCTATTTGGTCTAGATGGGCCACGTTCAATCCATCGAATGAAGTCATCAGAGAGATGGAGTTAGGTGATTTTAATGTCACTGAAAGACAGGTCAGGGAGAATTTAGAGACTCAGGCAGAGATAGTTTTTGATTTTATCAATCGTTCTAACTTCGGGACTCAATTCTACGAGGCGGCACTCGATCTATTGATAGGCACTGCAACCCTCAAGATTGATGAGACAGATGACGAGGCTATGCCAATCGTTTTCAACTGTATCCCACAGAAGGGGATTGCGTTTGAAGAAGGCCCGTATGGAAGCGTCGAAACTCATTGGCGAAGGTTCAAGGTCAAGGCCAGACTACTAGAGAGAATGTGGCTAGGATTTGAAGCATCGCCTACCATACGAGACATGATTGATAACCAACCGGATGCTGAAGTTGAAGTATCTGAAGGTGTTGTCTTTGATCCTACGACTAAGACCTACTACGGTTGTGTATGGGTCAAGCAAGAGGAGCGTATATCATGGACAGAGGACTTTGGTTTTTCATCTCCGTGGGTCACTGGACGTTACACTAAGGTAGCGGGAGAGATCAGAGGCAGAGGCCCAGCGATGCAGGCGCTCCCAGATGTACGATCATTGAACAAGGCAAAGGAATTTGTGCTCCAGAAGGCAGCTATTGATCTTGCAGGGATGTACACAGCTACCGATGACGGTGTGACAAACCCCTACAACATGGTGATAGCACCAGGAATTGTTATCCCAGTAGGCTCGAACAACACCAATAACCCATCAATCCAGAGGCTAGACACTTCATCTAATCTATCCCTGGCTCAATTTGAAATTGTTGAGCTACAATCTGCTATCAAGGTTGCATTATTCAATGATCTACGAGATCCATCAGGGCCGGTTAGGACTGCAACAGAGATTGCTATCGAGTCTAGAGAACTAGCCAAGAGAATAGGGTCGGCGTTCGGACGATTACAAACTGAAATCTTAATTCCCATCCTCAAACGAGTGGTATCTATCCTGATCCGTAGGGGATTACTTGTTCCTATCGAGCTAGATGGTAGAGATGTAGAGATTAAGTTCACGTCACCATTAGCCAGGGCACAGGATTCAGAGGACATTCTAGCGGTGCAGCAAGCAGTAGAGTTTGTTTTGTCCACTGCTGGGCCAGATCAGGTTCAGATTGGGTTCAAGATCGAGGACTTCGGTACTTGGGTAGCACAGAAAACTGGAATGAGTTCTGAATTAGTGCGAGATGACGTTGAAAAGGAACGGATCATCCAAGCTGGAGCAGAAGTTAAACAGATGGAAATGGGTGTGCAAGCTGAAGAACCACAACTCGAAGTTGTTCAATGAGTTGGCAAGACCTAGAGTTAGACCAAGATAACGCACAGGAATCCAGAGATGCGATTAGAGAGAAACAGACCGAACTAGCCAAGGCTTATAATAGATGTTTCAACACAGATGACGGCTCTAAAGTTATAGATGATATGACAAGAAGATTTCTGCTGGAGAATAACACCTCACTTTCTGCTCAGAACATTAACTATGAGTCCGCTTACCATAACGGTGAGGCTGGAATAATGAGGTACATCATTCATCAAATTCAACAAGCGGAGAAACTATAGTGTCATTAAGCGAATTATCGGTTGAAGAGCATGCAATAGAGTCCCCAGCACCAAAGAAAAGAGGCCGTCCCAAGAAGATCATTGCTCAGGATGGTGTAAAAGATATCCCAGAGAATCTTGAAATTATCTGTGATCAGCGAGGTTATTTGCACGATAAGGGCTTCGATTTTAAATGGCTTAATTCTCTAGCCAAACAGTATGGATTTGATAAATTTGAATATCTGCACAAGTTTAGGTCTTGGAGATGCTATAAAGAAGATAGGCATCTTGATTGGATCAGCGTGAATGACTTGTCGCTAATCAATGGCGGCAAGCGCCTTGTAGAAATACTTTTGAAACATCAAGAAGTCAGCCCAGATAAGGCTGTTATTCAATACCATTGGAGGCGAGCATGAGCGAACGGGCCGAAACAGATACTTTGATTGAGCCACAAGCCACAGAGGAACCTACTAGCTTGATGGATTCTGCTGAGTCTGCGTTAGGGGAGGGTGAATATTTCCTAACGAATGGGATTAAAGGGATTGGTGATAGACCCGAATATTATCTCCACGATAGATATGATTCTATCGCAGAGCAAGCGAAAGCCTATCCTGAGTTAGAGAAGAAGTTTGGAGCATTTAAAGGTTCTCCGAAGGATGGCTATTCAATGCCCGAAGGAATAGAAAAAGATGACGGGCTAATGGGGGAGTTAATCAAGTTTGGCACTGATTCCAATATGTCTCAGGACTCATTTGATCAGGCATGGGAATTACTGACAACGCAGAACGAGGCAGCAGACCAAATATCATCTGAGGCTGAGATGTCTAAGCTCGGTGACAGGGGAGAAGAAAGGATCAAGCATGTAGAGCAGTTCATGAAGAACACTCTGGATTCTGACCAATACGAGAGACTCCGTTACGGTGTTAGCACTGCCCTGCAAGTAGAACTAATAGAGACTTTAATCAACAAGACTGCTCCAGCAAAACTTCCAATGGATGGCAACGTTCAACCAGGTGGGGTTACTTGGGAAGATATTCAAGCAGAGATGTTCAAGAAAGATGACAATGGCAACATGCTTAGGTCAGTAGATCAACGTCATGAGGAAAAGATCCAAGCAATGATGAAAGAATGGGGTGGTGATAGACCTGACGTTCAGACGTATGGGTAATTACGGTAAGCCATTTGTGTGGGGGTTAGCACCTCTTTCTATATTCAGCTCACAACTAATTGAACCAAAATAATCTTGGGAATGGTTGGGAACCCTTTTCTGTTAGTACCATATAAAAGAGTGCGCTATGGAGATAACCCTGAGAGGGGTTCCCAAGGGTTCCCAAATCAGCTTATCCGCGCCAATTTCACTCCTTTTGGTAGTCTCATGAGGACTCACCTCTAGACTGCTCAATACGATCTTGAATCCACTGCGTCACTTCGCTTCTGACCCAGCCTTTAGCTCTAGCTCCTAGCTTGACCGATCTGGGAAATTGACCCTCACTCTCTAGCTTCTTTATGTTCGAATAACTCCGATAACCAACTCTCCTACTCACTTCAGGCCATCTGTCGATTGCTAAATTTTGATCTGTGGGGGTAGTCATGCTCTTCGTCCTTTAAAATTTCTAAACAGGACTAAATAATTGCAGGAACTTTGGGCGGAAAAAGTTACTTTTTTGGAGAGTGCTCTAAATCGAGGATTTTCTGAGCAATTCGTTTCCCTTTACTAACAGGACAGCATCTCGGATATAGTCTGATTGTTTTCTTTTAAATGATTAACTGATAGTATCACTAGGTCGGGCACTCTCCCTGCGAGATCCGACAGTTTGGGTTATAAGCTGACCGATCTGTCGGGCACTCAGTTGAAACCTCATAAGATGTAATTGTTTCATGTGAAACATCTACATTAATTTCATTTGACAAATTGAGGACTAGACTAATGTCAAAAACTTTATCGTCTGTAGCAGTAACAGAGTTTGACAGTATGGTTAAACATGCCTACCAGGGCATGGGCCTGCTGAAAGGCGCTGTAACTGTAAGAAATAATGTTGTAGGTGATACCTACAAATTCCGTCGTCAAGGCAAGGGTCTTGCTAACCAAAAATCAACTTCTGATCTTGTGACTCCGATGAACGTTACTCATGAATTCAAGACGGCTACTTTAGCCAACTGGAATGCGCCTGAGTACACTGATATCTTTGATCAAGCTGACGTTAACTTCGATGAGAAACAAGAACTGGCGATGACAATTGCTGGTGCTTTGGGCCGTCGATCTGATCAGTTAGTTATTGATGCTATGGATGCTTCCACTCCAGATACCACTACGGTTCCTTCTGGCGGTGTGAATCTGACTATGGCAAAGGTAATTGATGCTCAAGTTGAATTACGAAACCAAGGTGTGCCGAACACTGATCTGTTTGCAGTTATTGAAGCAGGAGGTTTAGGTGGACTATTAAACTCTGAAACAGCAACGTCTACGGACTATCAGAACATCAAGGCTCTAGTTTCTGGTGAGATCAATACCCTTGTAGGGTTTAGATTCATCATCATTGAACAGCGTGTTGAAGGTGGATTGACCGAAGCTGCTAACATAGTTGACTCTTGGTTCTTTCAACGTCCTGCTGTGGGGCTTGCCCTCGGTATCGACATGAGAACTGAAATCAACTGGGTTCCAGAACGAACCTCATGGTTAAGCAATGGTATGTTGAAGGGCGGTGCTACCGTTCGAGACAATGGTGGCTTGGTTATGGTCAAGTACGACAAGACAGCCTAAAGGAGATAATTATGGCTTTTTCAAGAAGCGGCTTATGTCGCATTGGTGGTTCCGGTGTAGGTGGCAGCACATGGCAGTATTCTAGTGCTGACGCTAAAGCTACGGTTGTTGCGGCAGATTACATGCTTTTGGCTAATGATGAATTAAACATTGGTGATGTAATACTGGTTGTTGCTACTACCGTCCCAGCTACTCCTACTGCGTTTATCACTTACGTCAAAGCTCAATCGGCTACTTCGATTACTTTGGCGGGTGGGTCGGTAATTACTCCGTAGTAGTTGTGCTTCTAATTGGGGGGTTTCGGCCCCCCAGTTCTTAAAGGTATCAACATGGCAACTAAAATCGACTTAGTTAATAGCGCCCTTGTCTTAATAGGTGACTCACCTATTAATTCGTTAATTGGTAACTCTCGCGCCCAAAATGTAGCCAACACTCTTTACGACACCACTGTGAAGAATGAGATAACTAAGCATAGATGGGGGTTTGCCAGGACTAAAGCACATCTTGCATTAACTACAGAAGTGCCAGTAGGCCAAGAATGGCAATCAATCTATCAATTACCTTCTGATCTTTTATTTCTAATCAAGTTAGATCCCCGTATCAGGTATCAAATTTACGGAAGCCAAGTGTACACCAACAATAATGGCCCTCTTTATTGTGATTATATCTATGATGCCCCCGAGGCACATTGGCCTATATACTTTTCAAAGATGATTGAGTATGCACTGGCTAAAGACTTTGCAACCAGCATCAGGGATAGTTCAGCTTCCAGACAAGAGATGACTAACGAATACGTTATAGCATCGAGGATGGCTAGATTCACGGATTCACAACAATATCCTATCACTACCATTGCGAGTAACCCATTCGTTAATGTGAGATTCTAGTGGCAAATTCCAGATTTATACAAAATAACTTCGTGAGTGGCGAGTTATCGCCATACCTCCGAGGTCGTACTGATATAGTCCAGTATTACCAAGGGTTGCAGACTGCTAAGAATGTAATCTTAGTTCCTCAAGGCGGTGTCAAAAGAAGACCTGGCACCCAATATATTGACACCGTACTGAATAAGCTAGAGCGTCTGACAGCACAGAATCCAACTATGCCTAATGGCGGCACTGGATCGATCATTAATGATGGCAGTGATGCGACTACTTCATCTACTACGGTAGTGATAGGCACAACAAATCCATACGTTGTTGCTACCTATGATCGTACTGTCACCCCTATATTAAAGACTACGATAGTATTTGCAGACCTGCGGCAAATTAGTTTGTCTACCGGATCATCTAGTGAATTCGTTATACAGGATTCTTCTGACGGTGTGGCATGGACTACGGTTGGTACTGTCCCGCTGCTAGGGACTAACCCACAAAACTTTAGAATTGCTATCGGTTCAGCAAAGAGATGGGTGAGACTAGCCAGAATTGGCGCGACTGATCTAGGCGTTGCCACAGTCACACTGGCTGAGTTCAATCTAATCACGCAAACAACTACAGGGGGAGTACCGTCAGAGTCCAAGCTAGTAGATTTTAGTGTCACTACAGACCAAAACTACCTGCTGTCTATCACAGATAACAACATCCGCATATTCAAGAATCCAGGCACTCATGTTGCAGATGTACGGGTTCCGTTTACCGCGGCACAAGTCTCTACTGTGCGAGATACGCAGACTGAAAGCGTGATGTTGTTGTTTCATGAAGACGTGCCGCCACAAAGATTGAGTAATTTAGGCACAGATGCAGATTGGTTCTTGGATGAAGTGCCATTTATTAATGTGCCTACCTATGACTTCGATGATGATCTGAGTCCTACGCCTGTTACGGATGTGCAGAGTATTGTGTTCAATAGTGGATTCGTATCTGGTGATCAGTACCAGATAGACGTTGAAGGCGTACTGTCTAAAAATATTACCTATGCGGGTGATGGAACTGCGGATGAGCAAAACTCTACCATATTCAACATGCAGAGAAATCTGCAAGACATGCCTACTTATGGTGAAACTGGTGTAGCGGTCACGAGGACGGGCACAAGAACGTACAGCATCTCTGTGTCGGGAGGTTCTGCTAAAGATTTTGAGTTATATAGTGGGTTCCCCACTAGCGGCACAACCAAGCCAATTACTTTTACAAAGTTAGTTAACGGATCGCCCAGGAAGGAACCTGTCTGGTCTGCTAATCGCGGATACCCAAAGACCGCTTGCTTCTTTGAGAGTAGATTAGTTTTAGGTGGCACTAAGTCTAAGACCGCATCTGTATTCTTCTCTAAGTCTGGATCATTCTTTGACTATGAGATCGACGATGGCGATGACGATGACGGTATCTTTGCCACCATATCCTCTCGAAAGCTGAACGAGATCATCGACGTTTATCCAGGTAGAAACTTACAAATATTTACATCTGGGTCAGAGTTTTCAGTTTCCAGTAAGCCAGTTACCCCGTCTAGTGTAGGCATAACACCACAGACTAATCATGGCTCCAGTTATATCGAAGTAATGGACGTAGACGGATCTACGATATTCATCGATAGAAACGGCAAGACGATTTATGATTTTGTTTATTCGTTCAATGAAGATGCCTATGTCACGCACGATAGGTCTGTGCTCTCATCTCACCTGATCAAGCAGCCTACTGACATGGCAATGCTGTCCGGTACGACAAGCGAGGACGCTAACTGGCTATTTATACCCAACTCAGATGGTACGGTCACTATCTTGAACACGCTACGAGATCAAGACATCAACGGATTCACTCAGTGGATATCTGCCGATTCTGGGTTTATCACTAGTGTGAGCGTGGTAGATGATCAGTTATACATGATTGACAAGAGAACCATTGCAGGCAATGTCGAGTACCACATAGAAAGATGGTCATTCGATCACCTGATGGACGATTCTATTATCTTCAATCCAGCGCCAGCAGATACGGTAATCACTGGCTTGGGTCACTTACAAGGTGAGACTGTTCAGATCGTAGCGGATGGTATTGTGCTACCAGAGAGGACGGTGGTTGTTAGTGAGATAATTCTTACCCCAGAGGAGGTGGGATACACCAACGTAGAGGTGGGGCTAAACTTCCCTGTAGAAGTTACGGGTATGCCTCTTAACACCAACATAGGTAGCGGTGAGAACCAGATGCGTATCAAGCGTATCGTTCGCATGAACATCAGGGTCTATCAATCGTATGGTTACTATGTAGATGGTCAACCAGTGCCTATCAGAGAGTTTGGTTACGCAGTGGACTCCCCACTAGGCACGTCTCCCAACTCTAAAACTGGCATAATACCAGATGTATTAAATACAATAGGTTGGACTAGGGATGAAATGCCAGCTATCACAGCACCAGACCCTACTCCAGTACACATACAAATGATTGAGTACGAGGTTGAGTCTTCATGAATGTGGCGTTGCAGAGTAATATCTATAAGGTTCAAGACATGATGCTGGCTATGCCCCAGGCTGAGCTTGAGGTTAGTCATCATTTTGCCGATGGTATCTATGCCCGCGAGCTATTTATCCCTGCTGGTGTATGTCTAGTAGGTGCATTGCACAAGACCAATCACCTATTTACAGTATCTCAAGGCGAGTGCCTAGCGGTGACGCATGAGGGTAAAGAGGAAATCAAGGCTCCATACATGGGCCAGACTCAACCAGGTATGAAACGAGTCATATACGCGATTACTGATACGGTGTGGACTACGTTCCACGTTACCGAGGAAACAGATGTGGATAAAATTGCTGAAGAAATATTAGAAGACTATCTGTCTGACCATGAAAGTTTTAAGCGTGAATACAACATAACAGAAGACATGGAGAGTTTAATTTTACAAACCGTTAATGATTTGGATATGTCAGATATCGACGGGGTAAAATTAGAAAGTTCTGGCATTGACGGTATAGGCGTATTTGCTGAAAAATTTATTAAAGGCGAAAAAATTGGTTATGCCAGACTCAATAACAAAAGAACAATATTAGGAAGGTATACAAATCATGCTAAATACAGTAACGCGTATCCGGTAAAAGAAGGTGAAAATATACTTTTGATATCATCTGCTGATATAAACAACGAAGAAATTACTGTTAATTATAGAGATATGATAAATATTAATGAAGAATTAAAGGTGATGCTATGTCTTGGTTAGTCACTGCGATAGCAGTAACTTCTGCGGTTGTATCTGCTAGAGCATCGTATGTCGGTGGAAAGACTCAAGAGATTGAGTTCAAGCGAGCGGCAGAAGAAGAGCGTCTAGCGAGTCAAAGTATAGAACTCCAACGTCGAGAAGAATTGAACCGAGCGTTGGCAGCTAATGTAATCGGACAGTCTATGTCTGGTATCTCTGGAGAGGGAACGCCAGCAAGTATTGCATTAAAAAGCGCAAAAACTGCTTCGGTAAGCGAGGCCACTATTGGGCTATCTGAAAAGTTAAAACGGGCACAATACCGCCGTCAGGGAAAAAATTCTAGACAGGCTGGTTATATGACGGCTACTTCTACTTTGCTAAAAGGCGCGACACAGGCAGGTCAGTTGTCCTCGGCTGCGGCGAAGGAAAAATAGCGTGGCACAGAAGCCTATTGGATATTACGGAAAGTTCACACCCACAGGAGTAGATCAATCTGCTGGTCGTAGGTTTGAGGCACTCGCTGGTCTAGCTGGACAGGTAGGCGATATTGCCTTCAAAATAGGTGCTAAGAAGGCGCAAGAGAGGGGCGAGGGTGAAGGTCTGACTGCTGGACAAACGGCTGCTAAAAGCCA